GGGTATGCTTATGTTTCGCAATAGTATTATTATGTTCCCGCAAAGTGGGAACAAAAGGTTTACACCTAGACCCAAGTGGGGATAGTTTGTTACAAACTCTCGGGAATAGAACAGGTGAATAAGAACACAGCAATAAGCCGCCGCAAGCCGAGTGCTCCCACTCAATTCTTGGACGACCAAGGACTGCTCAAGGGGAAACTATTAGACTTCGGTAGCGGCAGGGGCTTTGATGCCGATCACTATGGGATGACAGCATACGACCCACACTGGAGCCCCGACCCATTGGCCCTTGAAACACAGTATAACACAATCGTGTGTAACTATGTTCTTAATGTGGTTGAGCCCGAGGAGGAGCAAGGCATTTTAGCAAAGGTAGCAAGCCTTCTCTCTCCAGCGGGGTCAGCCTACTTCGCCGTGCGTAGAGACATACCTCGCACCGGTCAACAAGGTCGGGGATGTTGGCAGAGGTGGGTGGAACTGAAATTGCCTGTGGTGACTGAACGCCGGGGCTTTGTCATCTATAGAATGAACGAGACAAAGGAGGTGGGAAGAATGAAAGTCGGTGATGATTTTGAAGGCAACAAATAAGAAATAATGTGGTTCCTGCAAGAGTATCCAACAATAAGCGGATTGATATTTTCAATCATTCTGGGATTGCCCGTAGGACTAAGCACTGTGTGGAGCATTAGAGGCTTCCACGAAGACCCAGACAAACCAAAAGACGAAAATGTCTGGGATGATGAGTGGGACTTGAGATGAAACCCGGTGACTTGGTGCAAAGTAACTTATTCCACCCCAGTGGATCAGGGGGTTACGGACTTGTGATGGGAGGCTGCGACTTGCCGGGATACTGGAACGTGTGGTGGGTTGGGGAGATTACCCCCACCAGTCAAATGATAGAGGACTATCCTCATGGGGCGATTATCGACATTCACGAGGACGACATAGTTGTCGTTTCTGCGGGCACAAAAAAGAAAAATAAAGAATGAGAGCAGGCGATCTCGTGAGATTCAAATACTCGGGCGCTGACGCTGAAGGGTGGAAGATAGGCCTACTAAAACAATACCACAAATGGGAGAAGGTTGCAACCATTATTTACGAAGGAAAAGAAATAAGGGTGATGGCTGCGCTTGCAGAGATACATAAACGGGCTAAAAGATATTAGAGATACTATTTAATATTAGTTTACTGGCGGGAGATTAAAGTTAGTGAAAATAAAAAGAAAACTGATAAAAGAAGTTGTTCGAAGATTGCTGAAGGAAGAGGGACTCGACGCAGCTAGGCTTCCTCTAAAATTATCAGATGTTGATCCAGCAGTTGCTAAACAAGTAACTACGACTGGACAAAAAGACGGTGACCCAGAAGATGATAAAATCTCTGTTGCCGCAAAGCCCGAAGGCATAAATCCAGTGCAAAAACTTTTCCCGTCACAGTCAAGCATGAATATTCAAAAGGCAATGACTTTTGTTTTACACATGATCGATCACCCTGCTGGAAAAATGGACCCAGGTGGAGATCTTGGCGCTTTTATTAGCAAAGACGGATTTATTATGGATGGGCACCATCGGTGGATAGCTACAGCAATGGTAGACCCCACCAAACCCGTGGGCGGCTTTTTGGTTCAATTCCCTGGCGAACAATTGGTAGCAATTCTTAACGCCATGACCAAGGGAAGATTTGGCGAGATGGAAGGCAAGCCGGCTTCGGGCGGCTTTGAGCAGTTTAAAGAAGGTCCGCTCCGTAAGCAATTATATGCTATGGTTAAGGGTGGCATTAGTAAAGAGACGGCCCCGGCTACTTTTGACCCAAAATGGCAAGGCATGTCCCCAGAAGATGTGCTTGTTGCACTAGAAACCTTTACCCAGAAAAAAGGACAAGATGCTGTGGAAGCAGCAGTCACCAAAATGGTAAATAACTTGAGTGGCATAACGATGAAACCGCCAAGCTGGGCACCAAAAAGACCAGATATGCCGGTCGTCGATAAGCCTAATGTTGCCACTGCTGTTACAGCACTGGATCAAGGCGAAGTTGATTGGAACAAGCCATACCTTAAGCAAGATGGTGGTGGCGAAGAGAAAGCCGTCGCCAACCGTAAAGATACAAAATGGAACGGACTTAGCTCGAAAAGCTGGGGAAAACAATGAAACTGACAAAATCATATCTTAGAGAAGTTATCAAAGAAGAGTTAACAAGCCTCTCGGAACAACCAGAACAAGAAGAAACACCCCAGGCTCAGACCGACGACAAAGCCGCCAAAAGAGCCGGGAAGTCCGCTGTGGGACTTGCTGATGAACTAGTTGACGGGATGTTGCAAAAGTCCGCCAGCCTAGCAAAAAGATTAGAACAACTCCGGACTAGCGACCAAAGAAGACTGGCACTGGCCAGAGCCGTCTTGGTGAAGATAGTGGGAATGGACCCAGGCAAAATAGATAAAATGCTTCAACTGCTAGTTCAAGGCATGAAATAATAAATAATAAACTATTTATACCTACAGAGGAGGTGCTGTAGACATGCACGAAAAACTAGACCAATGGCTCGGAAAATGGGCATCACGAAAATTAATGGTATGGATGACATCCACCGCTTTCTTGGCGATGGGCTCTTTAGCTAGCAGCGACTGGGTTGCTGTATCTCTAGCCTACATCGGGCTTCAAGGAGCAGCCGACATAGCGGCTAAGTGGAAGCATGGTTGATGAAGCGATTATGGTACAAGGCCAAAGAACTTTGGTGGAAAGTGGTGCTCGGGATTATTTTTCTCGGCGCACTTCTAATTTATTTTTACCGTCTGCTGAAACCAGCAGACGATAAAGTAGATTATTTGGAAGCAATAAAAACAGAAGCCACCGCAGCCTTAAAGGAAAACGAGTTGCGTGGTAGACTAGAAAAAGATAACATTGGAGCAATCAAGGATATCTTCAAAAGTCGTTTGGAAGATACACGAAAAATAGACGACCGAGAAGAACGATTGAGAGCCCTGATCAGACTCCATAAGGAATTAGACATTTGAGGAGAATAGAAAAATGGTAGACATTCCTACACTAGACATTGAGGATTACGATCCTGATCTAAACGAAGAAGAGGAGGCTGTTGAGGATAAGTCCGGCGGCGCTCTAACTTATGCTATCGTCGGTGCCGGCCAAGGCGGCGGACGTATGGCTAAGGCGTTTTATGACATGGGCTATACCAAGACGGTTGCCGTTAACACAGCCCGCTCAGATTTGAACGGGCTAGATCTCCCAGATAACCAGAAGTTCCTCGTTGATGAACACGCTGCCCAGGGAGCCGGCAAAGACCAAGCCAAAGCTCAAGCAGCTATTGAGAAGAAAGAACAAGAAGTGTTCAACCTTTTCCGAGAGGTTTTTGGAAGCAACGTTGATCGTATTCTTATATGCCTTGGTGTTTCTGGTGGCTCGGGTGGCGGGTCGGTCAATACTCTTATCAAGGTGGCAAAGAAGTACTTCACTTACATCGGCGTCGAAGACGTAGATAAGCGTGTTGGCGTTGTTGCATCTCTGCCCACCGCCGGCGAATCTGCTTCTCCAACCGTGGCGAAGAATGCTCACGCCCGCATCACTCAACTTTGCGGGCTCGCAGAAAAAGGTAAGATTGCTCCCCTTATTATGGTGGACAACGAAAAGATTAAAAAGCTTTATCCCAAACTCACCGTCAAGAAATTTTGGAAGACTATCAATAATACTGTAGCTGGGCTTTTCCACGTCTTCAACGTTCTGGCGAATCAAGATTCAGAGTACACCACGTTTGATCCAACTGACTACGATAGCATTATGAGTCAGTCAGGGTGTATGATTATGGGCGTCACCAGCGTAAAGAACTTGGAAAGCGATACTGCTATTTCTAACGCTTTGAAGAAAAACCTCGAAAAGACACTTCTGGCAGAAGGTTTTGATTTGACCACCGCAACAGGAGCGGCCTGCATTGTTGTCGGCGGCGAAGTAATTTTTGAAGAGACTGTTGGGTTAATGGATAGTATTGAATTTGGGTTTGATACTTTGGCTGCCTTGACGGGCGGCGCTATTATCCACCGTGGCATCTATGAGGATAGTAATCGGGACAAACTTGTTACCTACACACTTGTTAGTGGACTTAAACGCCCAGTTAAAAGAATTGAGGGACTGAAAAAGTTCCTAAAGTAATATGAGACAAGCAGTAGCCTTAATCCTATGCTTCTCACTCAACGCCGCTGCCGCAGAAGTCACCATATTTGACCCACGCCCAGCCTCTGTTGAACAAGAGAGCAACACCTACATCGGAATCCTTCTCAGCGAAGAGGACTTTCGCAAAATACTGGAAAATAAAATTGATACTAACGCTTTGTTAGGCGAGTGCTCAATAGATAAGCAGGTTTGTGCGAAACAAAAAGAAATCTATGAGAAGGAAGCCAAAAAACTAGAAGCCCTAATTCTTAAAAATAACTCATGGTTTAGCAGAAATCGTGGAACTCTCGGACTCCTCACTGGTTTGGTGGTGGGAGCCGGTATGTCCATTGCTATAGTTCATGCCGTATATCAGAAGTGAAAAAAAAAGATTATAATTACATTGCAGCGATAGAGAAAGCAATATCAAAAAAATATGGGATTGAAACAGTTCAAGATTTCCGCACTTCGTGGCCGAAAGCCAGAGAAGAAGACTATCTTGAGCAATTACGGCAACGTAACAAATCTAAAAAAAAGAAGTCAAAAAAAGAGAAACTACAGGTGGGACAGGTACTAATCACTTCCCGCCCCAATGCCAGAAAAGAAGAAAGAACTTGCCCTACCTGCAAAACATATTCATTTTCCCCCAAAGACGACCTATATATGAATAGGTTTAAATGCTGTTTTCGTTGCTATATTGAATTTGTTGAGTACCGTGAGGAAGAGTGGTTATTTGGCAAAAGACCAAGCGAAGAAAATATTAATGAGGCACTAAAAAGGAGAAAAAACAATGGCTAGTATTCTGGATATTGTAAAAGGGTTAAATCAGGCAGCTAGTAATGCTTATGACGGCTACGAAAACATGGACGAAGATATCGGTCTTCGCCGAGAAGAGGGGCACCCCATCTTGGATAGCCGTATTATCGATGGGTTCAGGGTCAGATTCTCGGCCGATAAGATGATCGTGACATATCAGAGCGATGTGTTGATGAAGGAGATTCATCCACGGAATCAATTCGAAAATGAAGTTGAGGCAAGGTTCGGCGACATTTTAAAGTTTTTGAAAAAAGAATATAAAAAAGTGACCAAGGAGAGTGTTTCTCTCACCGAAGTTGGTGAGACAGATATGCTTGTTCAGTCAACCTCTCGGGTTCGGAACTGGGTTCAGGCCACCAAACAATATAAAATTGGCGGCATTGATGGTGTTGATTCTCTCGGACAAACATCGGACGAAAAATTAGAGTCAAACATAAAGAAATTTATGGAACTACACACAACAAAAAAAGCGAACAAGGCTCCTAAAAACCCCGATACGCCAGAGGCGTAAATGTCCTTATCAAAAAAGGAAATAATGGCAGAGGTCGTGCGTTCTGGCAAAGACCCTGTCTATTTTTCCAATAGTTACGCAAAAATCTCGCACCCGATGCGGGGGCTCATACCCTTCGATATGTATGGGTTTCAAGAAGATACTATGAGAGATTTTAAAAAGCATAGATTTAATGTTATTTTAAAAGCTCGTCAGTTAGGAATATCTACGACGGTCGCCTCATACGTTTGCTGGCTAATGCTTTTTCATCGAAATAAAGATATATTAGTAGTTGCGACCAAACTTGGCACTGCTGCCAACTTAGTTAAGAAAGCCAAGGCGATATATAAGAATTTGCCGGCATGGCTGAGAATTGCTACTATTGAGATAGATAATCGAAATTCATTCGAACTATCTAACGGCTCCCAAGTGAAGGCTTCTTCAACCTCCGGCGATGCTGGACGTTCGGAGGCTCTTTCTCTTCTGGTTGTGGACGAAGCTGCAATCGTCGAGGGTTTGACTGAGATGTGGGCTGGACTTTATCCCACTCTGTCCACAGGTGGTACTTGTATCGCTCTTAGCACTCCCTATGGTGTCGGCAATTGGTTCCACAAAATATATGTTGAAGCCGAAGAACAAAAAAATGATTTCAATCCGATTAAATTGCCGTGGACAGTCCACCCAGATAGAGACGAGGCGTGGTTTATAAAAGAAACTCGGAATATGTCCAAGCGGGAAATAGCCCAGGAGCTAGAGTGTAATTTTAATGCCTCCGGCGAGACGGTGATTCACGGGGATGATTTAAATAGGATAATGGAAAATATTTCCGAACCAGTTCACAAAACGGGATTTGACAGAAACTACTGGATATGGAAGACACCAGAAGAAGGTAGAGATTATCTCACCGTCGCCGATGTTGCGAGGGGAGACGGATCAGATTTTAGTGTCTGTCAGGTTATAGACTTAGAGACCCTAGAACAGGTGGCAGAGTATCAAGGAAAAATAGCCCCTGATATGTTTGCTCCTCTCCTTTATAATATTGGGAATGAATATAACGGCGCACTAATGGTTATTGAAAACAATTCTTTGGGCATTGGGGTCCTGAGCAGACTAGAAGAACTAGAATATAATAATCTATATTATAGCAAAAAAACAACTCACGAATATCTAGACCAAGCCACCTCCGAAGCTATTGGTGGTGTGGCTGGATTTACTATGTCTATGAAAACAAGACCTTTGGTGATAGCTAAGTTTGAAGAATTCGTAAGAAATAAACTACTTACTATTAATTCAATGCGGCTAGCCAACGAGATAAAAACGTTTATTTGGCACAACGGTCGGCCGCAGGGGATGAGGAACTATAATGATGACCTTGTTATAGCGGTTTCTATAGGGTGCTGGGTTCGTGATACAGCTTTGACTGTAAATAAAAGAGAGGTTGAATATAAGAAAGCTTTAATTGGTGGTATATTTACAACTAGTAAAAAGCTAAACTCTAAGATAGAGGGAATGCACGGTTATCAACCACCAAAAAAACCCAAGAATACATTTGAGGGTACTGACGGTAGACAGTATGATTTATCATGGATAATAAAAGGATAGAAAATGGACGACAATAATCAGAACAACCCAAGAAACATTCAATCGACTCTTTTTAAGAGATTGACACGCCTCTTTAGTGGTCCAATAGTTAACTATAAGCAGCCGTCGGTTGTGAAAACAACCCCAAGGACTGTTAAAAAATATAAATTCAAAACAAGTACCGGCAAAGAGTTCAAGAAAAAAGAATATTACAACCCGTTCAGCGGACTACAAAATAAAGTATTGATGAATCGTGACAAACAGTTGCGCTATACTGATTTCGACCAGATGGAGTATACTCCGGAGCTTGCATCAGCCCTAGACATATATGCGGATGAAATAACTACATCCTCGGAGATCACGCCATTGGTCCACATAGAGTGTCACAACAGAGAGATCAAAGAAATTATTCATACGTTGCTGTATAACGTATTAAACATAGAATTGAATTTGTTTGGTTGGGCACGAAGTATGTGCAAATATGGAGACTACTTTTTGTATCTTGACGTGGATGATGAAATGGGAGTCACTAACGTAATTCCTTTGCCAATTCGAGAGGTAGAGAGAATAGAGGGAAAGGACGAGACAAACCCCAATTATGTTCAATACTATTGGTCGGGACAAGGCGAAGGAGTTACTTTTGAAAACTGGCAGTTAGCTCATTTTAGAGTTTTGGGGAACGATAAGTATGTTCCTTATGGAACTTCTGTTTTGGAGTCTGCCCGAAGAATTTGGCGACAGTTGATTCTATTGGAAGACGCCATGATGGCCTATAGAATTGTCAGATCTCCCGAGCGCCGTGTTTTTTATATAGATGTTGGAAACATTCCTGCGGAGGATGTAGAACAATATATTCAACAAGTGCAAACACAAATGAAACGCAACCAGATTGTTGATGAAGATTCTGGCAGAGTAGACCTTCGTTATAATCCAATGAGTATCGATGAGGATTATTATGTTCCAGTTAGAGCCGGCAACTCTTCTAGAATAGAGACTTTGGCTGGCGGACAATTTACGGGCGACATTGACGACGTAAATTATCTTCGGGATAAATTATTTTCTGCTATTAAAATACCAAAATCTTATCTGGCTCAAACTGATGCCATGGAAGATAAAACAACTCTGGCTCAAAAAGACATTCGCTTTGCAAGAACAATCCAGCGTCTTCAGCGGGTAGTCTTGTCTGAAATACAAAAAATATGTGTTATTCATCTCTATAGCATGGGCTACAGAAATGAAGATTTGATGAACTTCTCCTTGACATTGAACAACCCTAGTAAAATTGCCGAATTGCAAGAACTGGAACACCTTAGAACAAAATTTGATATCGCTGGCGCAGCTACTGAGGGTTTATTTTCAAAACGCTGGATATATAAAAGTATCTTTAAGATGGACGACGATGAGGTTGAGCGAATTATGCGTGAACAGTTTACAGACTCTAAGCACAGTTCCCTTATAGAGGCCGCTGGTACTGCTGCCGGCGAGGGGGCATCGGCGGACCTCGGCGGCGACCTTGGGGGCGAAGGCGAAGGTGAAGGTGAACTTGGCGACCTTGAGGGGGGAGATCTTGAAGGAGAAGATGTGGACGCTGAAGAAGGTCCGCTCCTCGCTGAACCAGAGCCGGGACAGCGAGATGATGACTGGTATAAACCTGTTGCTATCGACAAGAGAAAAGGTATGGGACCCAGGAAGAGGAGCATCACCGCCGCCGCCGGAGAAAAAGTTGCTTACCCTGGAGCATCCAGAATGTTTCAGGGCGTTGCAGACGGGCTGGGACCACTTAGCAGAGGAATCGTCAGCGCCGGAAGAAATCGGGAAGAAGATTTAATTACTGAGACAAATAGAGACATTGAGCAACTAATTAAAGAGTTGGACAAAAGACATGAAAAACAAACATAACAAAAAAAGAAATACAGCATTTGTTTTTGAGGCGCTATTGAGAGAGATGGCAAAATCGATAATTTCGAAAGACCGAAAGAAGAAGCAAAATATTTTGAAAATTCTTAAGGAGCATTTCTCCAAAGGAAAGATCCTTGAAGAAGAATTGCAGTGTTATCGTGCGCTTGTGAGCGAGTCCTCTATGGATTCTTATACCGCCGAGAAGCTGATCCATCGGGCCAAAACACAATATTACAATCTAGATAAAAAACAAATCTTCGAAGCGCAGTCCCGAGTTATAGGCAGAATAAATAAAGAGATCAGCCCTGCTGTTTTTTCAAATTTTGTCCCGAACTATAAATCTTTTGCAACAATTGCTCAGATTTTCAATGACAAGACTCCCCTTAAGCAAAAAGTTATTATGGAGCAACATGTTTTAGAAGTTCTTTCAGCCGATCCCAAGAAAAAGAAAGAGACATTGACACCTGTTGATTCTATCGTTGTCGGCGGATTTGTTGAAAAATTTAATAAAACGTATTCTACACTACTTCCGGAGCAAAGAAATTTACTGTCAAGATATGTACGCTCGTTTGGTGAAAATAATGCCGATTTTAGAATAATTGTTGGCAACGAATTGAAAAGAATTCATGGCGCTGTTAAAGAATCTCTTACAATGCAAGAAATCCTATCAGACAAGGATATGGCACAAAGTACAAAAAAGGTTCTCAAAGAAATAGAAAGCCTTAATGTTTCTAGCATCGGAGAAAAAGAACTAAAGAAGATTTTAAAATTGCAAAATCTTGTGAACGAGTACGAAAACGATGCCTCTCAAGATTAAACTTGGCGATGCGGTTACGCCACCACCTCAAGCAACAATAGAGCTTCAAGTTAGGAAAACTCTTGATGGAAATCTCCTTATAACTGACCACCACAAGATGGATATTGTTATTGTGCCTTCAGAAAATAAAATTGTTACAATGCCAAAACCCTATGCTGGCGACAACATATATGATTACCAACGAGAATTAATGGATGCCTTATTTCGTGGCGGGGTAATAAAATATAATAGTGTGCAGGGGGGACCAACCTTTGGGATGTTGGAGGGATTTTTAGGAGAGAGCACAGAGGTAGACCCAGTTCAGGTCGCCCTGTTCGAGATAGAAAAATATTTGGTTTCGACTTCTTCGGATGAGCTTAAGGCGGAAGAGTATGATAAAAACATTGAAGATAAGTTCACCGACCCTGATTCTAGTGAGACCACCGAGCTTGGAGAAATTGGACCGGAAGAAGACGAGCCCTATCGAAGCTCACAGACAAACGGTAATTATAGTTTCTCGGGGTACGGCTACCTTTACTAAGGTAAAATAAAAATGGATTTATTTTTGTTTATATTCTGTGCTTACGGGCTTACACAAATTTTAGTTTACTCTGATGTTTTTATAAGTGTACGGCCGTCTGGCTATTTTTTCCATTGTCCCATGTGTGTAGGCTTTTGGGTTGGTGTATTTCTTATGCTCCTAAACCCTTTTACAGAACTATTTACCTTTGATGTCTCTGTTGTCAATGCCCTTCTTTTGGGGTCTTTATCTTCGGGAACATCATATGTGTTGTGTATGCTAATCTCGGACGGAGGATTTCAACATGAATACCGAATTAATAGGGATGTGGACACAAAAGTGGAGACTGAGACCAGTCGCAAGGTGTTGCAGGGGTAGTTGTACCGTGCGGGTAGCGCCCGCATTTTCAGGGAGAAAAAAATGAATAAGAAATACGTCTTACAAGAATTTATGAATCTGGATTACAGTGATGATCTTCTCACCGAAGAGGAACGTGAAGGCAATCGCCAGGGCACCCATCTTATCGTGGCTGGCAAAATCCAAGCCGCAGGCAAGAAGAACGGCAATGGCCGCATTTACCCCAAGCCCATACTTGAGCGGGAAATGAAGAACTACGAAAAGCTAGTCCGAGAGGGGAGAGCTATCGGAGAACTTGACCACCCAGACAGTTCAGTTGTAGAACTAAAGAACGCCAGCCATCTCGTCACCGAAGTATGGTGGAACGGGGATGATGTCATGGGCAAGATGAAGATTTTAGAGACCCCTGCGGGGCAGATAGCCAAACAACTCGTTGAGGGCGGCGTCCAACTGGGAATATCTAGCCGTGGACTCGGGTCTACCCGCCAAGAAGGCGGTACCACTATGGTAGAGGATGACTTCCAGCTTCTCTGTTTTGATTTGGTTTCCGAACCAAGCACTACGGGTGCCTATCTTGTGGCAGAAAGCCAAGTCAAAACCCATCTAACGAAGGCTGACCGCATCAACCGGGCCCTTAACGACGTACTCGGAGACGACTGATGGGCGACGGAACAGGGTACGGAATAGTAGATCCGGATACCGGAGCATTTATAACTAAATTAGAAGGTGACGGCGATGTCAAACTTGGTGATTCGTCTGGCGACCTGATCCAGATCACAGGCAGCGTTGAAATAAATGAAAATCTATTTTTCCTGACGAACGGGCGTGTCGGCATTAACACTGACGACCCTGCTTATAAGCTGGGCGTTGCAGGCAATGTTGGAATAAATGAATACATTTATCACAACGGCGATGCCGATACATTCATTAGGCTCCAGCCTGATGACATCAACATTCAGGCTGGCGGCGTTGATTTTATTAAGATCACCGAGGATGCCTCCCAAGATATGTTGGTCATCAACGAGGGTGGTGCCGATGTTGATTTACGAGTAGAGACCCAACACAACGACCATATGTTTTACATAAACGGTTCGGCTAGCCGCATTGGCATTGGCTCCTCCAGCCCCCAACATACTTTAGATATTCAGGAGCGTGATGGCGTTGAGGCTACTATCCGTTTGATGGGCACTGCTGACGTCGGCATTAGACTCGCTGCCGACAGTGACAACTCGGGTGAAAACGATAATCCCTACATCGATTGGTACCAAGACGGTCAGAATTCCAATTCCAGAGTCAACCGTCTGGCATCCATTGCGATGGAGGGTGATGCTGGAGTTACTTTCACTGGCTCTCTGGGAAATGGCTTCTTTTTGGATGCGTACTGCCCCGGAGCCCTCGGGGGTTCCAACCGAACCATACAATTCGCCAATGACTCCTCCAACAACGGACATGCTGCTCGTATCACAATTGAGGGGACAAACGGTTATGTTGGAATCCACACAACCACCCCATCTGTTACACTTGATGTCAACGGTTCGGTCCATTGCCAAGGGCAGTTTGCCCGAGGAGTTGCCGCAAAGGATCTTGGCTCGGGGACCACCTCCACTATAACACCATCTAGTCTGGGAGCGGGCACAGTTCTGATAACTGCCTCCAGCGTTACTACTCCTACCGAGGGTCCCACCGAAATGATGCATATTTGCACTATTGCTGACGGCACCACCGCAGGAGAGCTATTGACGCTAGTGCTAGTGACGAATGCTCTGGATGGTTCGGCGGGGCTTGCAAGCATGGGTATGATACTCTTCTCTCCTACGAATCCATTAAACTCCGGAGAAATCACTACTGTGACTGGCGAAGCCGCCGGAGGCGTATCTCCAATAGGATCAACAGCCCAGTATATCTGGACCGGTAGCAAGTGGGCTCGTCTGTCAATGAACGGAAGTGCCGCCTAACACTCGGGTATACTATATAATAGGTGCGTAAGGAACGCAAGAAAGAGAACAATGAAAAAATCGGAACTAAAAAATATTATTAAAGAATGCGTGAAGGAGGTCATCTTTGAAGAGGGCGTCTTGTCGGGCATTATTACGGAAGTGGCTCAAGGACTTCAAGGCTCCACTCCTATAAGAGAGAACAGTATGGCCATCATCGCCGAAGCTAGCAAAAAATCCAACTCATCGCCCGGTCAAGACGAAACAAGAAAAAAAGTTATGGCAGCCATTGCAAACGATTACTCCGACGTTAAGAATAAATTTTCTAACCCGGCTTTGTTTGAAGGAACAAAGCCACTCCCCTCGGATAGTAAAGGGGCACTTGCCGGCGTAGCCCCAAGTGATACCGGAATTGATCTGACTTCAATACCGGGGCTTGGGAACTGGTCAAGAATTGCCGAGGGCAATAGAAAGTAGATAGTATGAGAAATAACAGAAAAAACAACAGAGGACCTAGGGAAATTCGTACCTGCATTACTGTTACGGCAGCCGAATGCAATGATAACCCTGATAAAATGGTGCGCCGCTTTATTAAGAAGGTTAAGAATGACGGGATTGTAGAGGAATTCAGAAGTCGGGCAACTTATATGAAGCCTTCTGAGTCCCGCCGTTTAAAAAAAGCCGCAGAAAGAAAAAAGATAGAAAAGGCGAATAAACAAAGACAAGCACTACTTATTCCAAGAGATAAAAAACGCTTTAAAGCTAGGAGATAACAGATGGCTACAAATGGATTTAGAGATTTCCCAAAACCAGGCCTCGGGTCTGTCGGGTCCTACCAAATGAGCGGAACGCCGTTCGTCACGGGAACAATACTGCAAGGCAACCAAGAAGTTCATTTTGCATTTCCTTCTGTAACAAAAGAGTTCACAGTTTTCACCAACAAGGAAAACGTCTATTTGACATTCCTCGCTACAGGTTCTGATGCAGGCGTCGTAGCCAGAATGCACAGGGTCATGATTATCCCCACAGGCACAGCACAACCATATACGTTTAACGCAAAGTGCAAAGATATTTTTATCCATAAAGCCACAGCCAATGCCGCAGATGTTACTGTTTACGCTTCCCTGACAGGTATTGAGGCAGGGAATATGTTCCACCTCACAGGTTCAGGCATTAGTGAATAGTGAACAACCTTGTATCATTCTAGTCGTTTTGTCAACCAAATAACTATATATTTTGATATAATTCCAAATTTAAAAGGGGATTTTTTATGTCCAAGATGCTAGAGGAAGCTATTATCGACGCAAAAGCATTGCGTGAAGCTGCAATTAAGAATGCTGAATCTATGGTCGTTGAGAAATATTCCGACGAAGTTCGTAGTGCTGTTGAAAAATTACTAGAGCAAGATCCTGCTCTCGAAGACGAGCCGCTTGATCTTGGACTTGACGCCGAAATGGAAATGGCTCCCGAAGAAGAGTCTAGTGTTATGGCTAATATTCCAATGGCCCATAACCCAGAAGAAGAGGATGAGATTGTTGTGGTCGATTTAGATCAAATTATAGCCGCCGCCAATGCCGAAGAGGCAGATGAGGATCAGGAATTCGAACTTGATGCGGAAGAAATAGCAGATACCGTAGGCGTTCCTCTGGACGATGAGTCTTCGATGGAACCCCCGGCAAATCGTGCCGATGAAATTGAAATTAGTGAGTCTGATCTCCTAGATGTATTTAAAGAAATGCTAGTTGTAGATGTTGACCCAAAAGACTTAGAGAAATTACAAGCAGAATCAGAAGCTGATGAAACTAAAGGTAAAAAAGAAGAGGATCTGGAAGTTGATGTTTCTTCTTCTCGGGACGATGGAATGGACGAAAAAGATATTGAAGCCCATACACGTCTTACCACAAAGCTTGAATCGGTAACAAAAGAAAATAAAGAATTAAAAAATATTCTAGTAAAAGTGAAAGATAGATTAGAAGAAGTTAATTTGTCAAATGCTAGATTGTTGTATGCGAACCGTGTCCTTCAAGACACCTCCCTGAATGAGCAGCAAAAAAATAAAATTGCTGAGATACTTTCTGGTACACGGTCAGTGGATGAAGTAAAGATGGTCTATGAGACCCTTCAAAAGACAATGGCGCACACTAAAAATAGTGGACCTCAATCGTTGTCTGAGGCAGTATCAAGAAAATCATCTGTAATTCTTAGCGGACACCGTAAGGAAGAAGCCACTGATAATAACCCGGTTACAAATCGCTGGGCTACGCTCGCAGGTATTAATAATAAAAACTAAATCATTTAAGGAGATTTTAAAAAAATGACTATGTTAGATACTCTTACAGAGGGCATCCGACAACGTTCCTTAGCCAACGAGGGTGAAGCTCTCCTTGGGAAGTGGGAAAAGACTGGACTCCTAGAGGGCCTGAACGATAATCATCGTTCAACTATGGCTCGTCTACTGGAGAACCAGGCTGCCCAGCTTCTCAAAGAGCAAACCACAATGGCTGCTGGTGACGTTGAAGGCTTTGCCTCAGTTGCTTTCCCAATTGTTCGCCGTGTATTCGGTGGTCTTTTGGCACAGGACCTCGTGTCCGTTCAACCGATGAGCCTCCCTAGTGGACTCATCTTCTTCATGGACTTTGCTTTTAGTCCAGATTCTGGCATGATTGGTGCCAGTGACGAAAAACATCGTCTTGCTAATGAGGCTGACACTTCCCTTTATGGTGGTGGTGTCGTTGGTCGTGCATTGACTGGTGGTGTTTCTTTGGCTGATGGCAATCAGGAACTTGGATTCTATTCTTTGAACAATGGCTTCTCTAGCCCGACAGGATCGGACACGGGAGCAGTTGTGGTTTGGGCTTCGGGTACTTTTGGTGATGCTAATACGAGCCCTGGTGGAAACCTGTGGTCAACGCTTCGTGGCGATCCCGATCTTGTTTCGGGTACATCGACTTACGTCATTGCTTCGGCTTCGTTGCCCACTTCTACTGGTGCAAACTTCAAGAACCTTGCCGCATTCGTGCTGTCAGGTTCTGATGGTCGTGGTAATCTTGCCAGCGGCGCATATCATGCTCGCCGCCTCAATCAGATGAGTGGTTCTGAAACTAGAGTCCTCAATCTGGTTGGTGTTTCTCGTGAAGGAACTCGAAGCGCAGTTCAAATGTCTGCTTCGATGCTGGGCACTTCCGCCTCTCCCGCAGGTGGAACCCATGGTACGGTTCACTACCCAATCACCGACGAATTTGTCGCCGCTGGCGATCCTTTCGGCGGAATTCGTGGTGGTAACGGAAACCAGGGATGGAATCTTGAAACATCGCCGGCTATCCCCGAGATAGACATTAAGGTCCAGAGCATCGCCGTGACAGCCGTCACCAAGAAGCTCAAGGCCAAGTGGAGTCCTGAGCTTGCTCAAGACTTGAATGCTTATCATAACCTCGACGCTGAAGTTGAGCTTACAAGCATTCTTTCGGAGCAGATTGCTCTTGAAATCGACCAAGAGATTCTGAATGATCTCGTCGGTGGCGCTAAGGGTGGTACTCTGTACTGGTCTCGTCGCCCTGGTAGGTTCTTGAATCGTGAAACCGGTGCAGACGTTACTACAAGTCTGGCTCCCGACTTCACAGGTACGGTTAGTGAATGGTACGAGACTCTTCTCGAAGCCATTAATGACTTGAGTGCTCGTATTCATCGCAAGACTCTTCGTGGTGGCGCAAACTTCGTGGTTTGCTCTCCTGAGGTGGCTTCGTTGCTTGAGTTCACAAGTGGGTTTAAGGCGAATATCGCCTCTGACGAAGATAAGGGCTCCTGGGGTGCCGTCAATGTTGGTTCTTTGAGCCGCAAGATGGACATTTATGTTGATCCTTACTTCACCCGTAACCTTCTTCTGGTCGGACGTAAGGGAAGCAGCTTCTTAGAAAGCGGCTATGTTTACGCTCCGTATGTGCCACTGCAAGTGACACCCACCATCTTTGGTGTCGAAGACTTCGTGCCCCGCAAGGGCGTGATGACTCGTTATGCCAAGCAAATGGTGCGTCCAGATATGTACGGACTTGTTGTTGTGGCTGATTTGGTTGGTTAATAACTAACCAGATTGTTAGTCTAGCTTGCTAGATTGAATAACAATGCAGGAAACCTCGTCCATGTGGCGAGGTTTTCTGTTTTTATAAGCCTAAGTATATAAGAGAAAACTATTTACTATTATTGCAGTTACACCACAACATTCTAGGAAAATATTTAAATGCCAATTGACCTATCTCCAAAAAGTACCAATAGCGCCATTGTTTTAACTTCTACCGGAAGTAGTTCTCAAGTTTTAACCTCTTTGGCATATGGAGTTTATACTTCTGCTAATTTTGTAAGCGGCGCAGTTGATCAAGTAGCCTATGTGTATAATAAACTCGGGGGAAATGTACTAGATTTAGAAATAACTACTGCAAACGTCTACAACGCTTATGAAGAAGCGGTCCTAGAGTATTCTTATTTAATAAACACCCATCAAGCTAAAAATGTTTTATCTGATTTCCTAGGGAACTCTACTGGTTCTTTTGACCAAGACGGAGAACTGAGTGGATCGTACAGTACAAAGGCAAATTTAAAGTTTCCCAGATTTCAACTTGGGTATGCCACTCATATTGGACGGGGGGCAGGACTTCATGCGTCCGTCGGAGCAAGCCAAACAATATTTTCAGCGTCCTTTACAGCCGAAAAAGATGTTCAAGATTATGACCTACAGGATATAATTTATAGCGCATCCATCGATGGAACCGGCGCAGGCGCAGCATTTACAGGATCTGTAGGAACCAGCGCAATAACAATTCAGAAAGTTTATTATAAAACAGCCCAGGCCGCATGGAGATTCTTCGGTGGTTCTTACCCCGTCGGCGCTGTTGGAAATTTGTCAACGTATGGACAATATGCCGACGACACTATGTTTACGCTAGTCCCAGCGTGGCAAAACGTTCTTCAAGCCTATGCATATGAAGAAGACATGAACGTGAGAGCATCACATTATTCATTTAGGATTAATGATAATAAACTTAGGATCTTTCCTACTCCTAGCGGCGAGAATCCGTCTAAGTTCTGGGTAGACTTTAGAGTATCGGAAGATGCATTTACCGAAAAGGCAGATAGAAAATATGGGGCCGACGGGGTAAATAACATGAACACATTGCCTTTCCCGAATTTGCCCTATGATAAAATTAACAGTATAGGGAAGCAGTGGATAAGGAGATTTTCTCTTTCTTTGTGCAAAGAAACTTTAGGACAGGTAAGATCAAAGCTGGGTAGCATTCCAATCCCCGGAAACGACGTAACTCTTAACGGACCCGCTCTGATCTCTGAAGCTAAAGAAGAACAGTCAGCACTTAGAGAGGAACTTAAGGCCGTCCTTGATGAGTTGGTCTATGGAAAGCTAGCGGAAGGTGATGCGGCACTACAAGCCAGTGTAAACGAGACGCTAAAAACAATTCCTCACGGCATATATGTAGGCTAAATAAATGGCAAACAATAAATGGACCCAGCCGGTACAGCCACCCCCTCCGCTTTTTGTTGGAAAAGCAGAACGTAATTTCGTAAAACAAATCAATGATGAGATCATTGAGAAAATTGTTGGGGAACAAATTCTGTATTACCCAATAGATGTTGAAAGAACGGATTATCATTCTCTCTACGGTGAAGCTATCAGAAAATCTTTCTTGCAACCAGTAAGAGTATATGGACTTGTTGAGTATGCCGGCTCGGATAGGGTTCAAGAAAAATATGGTTTTGATAATTTATACAATTTGAACATACATCTTCACAAGCGCCGCCTTACTGAAGATCAAAATTTGTTTGCTCGACTGGGAGACTTTATTCAATACGATGAGATGTATTTTGAAATTGTAGATATCTTTGAGCCACGTTACCTGTTTGGACAAGACAGTGCATTTGCTGACAACACCTCTTTGGAGGTAACTTTGGTGGCCAAGCAAGCAAGAAGAGGACTCTTTGATGCCAATTAGAACAAAAACGCCAGGAGTGCAACCATATTCAGTATACCCTATGACTCCATCAACGCTGGAAGATATAGATTTTGCTTTATATGAGTACATAAATGAAAACCTTGATATTTTTGCAGAAACAAACGAAGGATTTAAGAAAGTTCCTGTTATATATTCTGTTCCTGAGCGTGCATTTCAAATAAAAAACGACCCGACTTTGAGACCCAATGGTAGGACTTTAATTTACCCTATAATTTCAATAATGAAAAATTCATTGGTCAGTGATCCTACGAAAAAAGGCCGATATGGCGTGCATATACCTCCATATTTTGATTATTATAACCGAGGTGGGTCGATAGAGATAGCAAGAGTGGTGCATCAGGATAAGACAAAAAACTTTGCTAACGCAAATACGATACGAAAATCTCCGGGGGGCATAGTAAAAAACTACCAGACTTTTCCCAATGAAAATAAAAACATTGTCTATGAAACACTGTCTGTGCCAATGCCAACGTTTGTTGAGGTTAACTATACGATATCTATTGTGGCAGAATACCAGCAACAGATGAATCAGATTCTATCCGCTTTTGCAACCACAACATCAACTCCTAGCGCCTTTAAAATAAGTCATAATAAAAATCATTATGAAGCTTTTATAACCCCGGAATATTCTTTTGAAAATAATTCTTCTGGACTTGAGACTTCGGAAAGAATTTTTAAAACAAACATAACTTTTAATGTACTTGGGTATCTTATAGGGGCCGACAAAAACCAAAAGACTCCGAACGTAGTACGACGACAGTCGGCTGCAAAAATTCAATTCCAAAGAGAGCGTGTCATACTTGGTGATGAGATTGAATATCACCAAGGAAGAAAAGATAAATATCGCTCTTAGTATTTCAAGGGAGTTTCAATATTTGTGTTACTATTTAATAGTAGCGCAAATCCTTATTTGTGTGACGATATACCAGACTTCAAAGCGAGGAGAAAGTAAATAAATGGCGAGCGACTCTTCTAAAAAATTCAAGTTCATTTCCCCAGGGGTTTTTGTTGACGAAATAGACAACTCACAACTTCCCGCAACACCAGCGGCTGTTGGCCCTGTAGTTATAGGCAGAGCCAGCAAGGGACCGGGGATGACCCCAGTTACAGTAAGTTCCTTTTCTGACTTTGTTGAGACCTTTGGCGAGCCAGTTGCAGGCGGCGCAGGCGGCGATGTGTGGCGTGGAGGAAGTGTCACGGGACCTACCTACGGCGCTTACGCCGCTCAAGCATGGCTTAGAAATAATTCTCCTGTTACTTACCTTCGTCTTTTGGGAGAACAGTCCACTGATGCTAGTTCTGCCGGTCTCGCCGGTTGGGCAGCAGGAACAATTAGCAGTACCGTTTCTGCCGGAGGTGCTTGGGGTCTGTTTGTTTGGCCATCGAGCAGCTTGAAGGCTGGGGGAATCGGCGAACCTGTGACAGGAACCCTTGCGGCGACGTTTT